AGGCCTTATAGTTTTTGCCTGTTATCATTTACCCCAACCACCACCTTAACCTTAAGCAATGTACAAAATTTTGAACACATACAGTCAATGAATCCTCCATAAAGCGTGTTTTAACTATCTTAATTATAGCACGCTTTATGGAGGATGTTAATGTGGTTTATGAAACTTACATTGAAATAAAAGTTGCTGTTAAGGTTTCTCCGGTCACGTTTAAATTGCCGCCAGGAGGTACTAATTGAGCAATAGAACTAGTTGATGTATTCGGGGCCAACAGCTCATACTCATTCATCTTAACACTTGTTATATTAGTTCCTGCAATGTTTACCAATGCCCAGCACCCGTAATTGTTATAAAACCCAACGCCGGATGTTATAGAAAACGATCCTAATACCTTTTGATTAGTGTAGTATAGCCATTGTGCCGCAAATTTTGGCGTATCTACTGCGATAGGATTATCATATTTAAAAGGAATTGTAATAGTATCATCAGTGATTATACACCCGTACGAGGTAATTTTTGAAAAAATACCGGGCACTTTTACGCAAAACCTCATATACTCATCACTTGTGCTTTCGCCGCCTTTTCCACCGAAAATACACCCTGTTAATGCAACGTGGCACGTTTCATTTGCCAAAAACAACGCCATGTCAAAGTCGCCTTTATACCTATTCCAGGAATTAAACACGCACCCACTAAACGTAACGTATCCCTCATAAATATTTATGTTAGAGCCTCCGCTTAACTCGAAATAGCAGTTGCTAAAGGAAGTTATAGCTTTATTACATATAGACACGTTTTGAGGTGTAGAAGATTGACCGTTAAATAAACAATTTGACACAACAACTCCCGTGGCGTTAAGGTTAGTGGATTGTGTTTCCAATAGTGTTCCACTAAATACTGTTGCATCATATCCTCCTATGCATAAATTGGTTTTAGTTGAGATGTCAAAAAAGTTGTTTCCTACTTCCACGTCTAAAACATCTCCTCCAATATAGCACCCATACGCTCCTACAAGATCGTTGGTTAAAACGTGTAAGGACTCTGCTGAGTTAACCAATAGTCCTGCGGCTGGGCCACTCCAGAAATTTGGACTGGAAGAACTTGCGGATAATCCAATAATACGATTACCAATAATATTACTATCCTCGTGTCTTCTTCTCTCGTAATCTCCCACACCCCATGAAGGGATATCCCCGTTGTTTGTAGTTGTTATTATTCCCGCAACGGTTTGCTTGTATCCAGTATCATTCCAGGAATAGCCGCATAAAAATAGGTTATACATAACATGCACTCTTGTTCCGCCAGATAAATTAACTCCGTAAGTCATGCTTGTAAATTGGTTTTCTTTAATGAAGCAATCCATACAAAAATCTGCCTCAATATGTGACCCGTTAAAAATTACAACATCTGTATATACGCTAGACCCGTTTGTGTACATATCCTGTGCCCAAAAATTAAGCCTCTCGATAGAACAATTTCTAGCACCGTATAATGTAATAGTGTTTCCGTTTACAAAAGATGAATCACGAACTATAAATGAGCTTGAATACCCGTTACCAATAAAATGTATATCAACGGGCTCATCCAAATAAATTGTACTGCTAACCTTCCAATACCCTGTTGGGAAATATATTACTTTACTACCTGTATAGTTGCTAGCCTCTTTAATCGCGTTGTTTATAGCTGTAGTGCAATCTTCACCGCTTACGGCACCAAAATCAACTATATTAAACACTGTATTTAAATCACTAAGGTGCTCACCCTCTACAAGAACATTGTATTCGTTATTTTCATAGTCCCTCATTTTAACATAATCATAATAACGATTTAACTTTGCTTTATTTCCGTACATTAGAGGTGAGTCACTATGAAGCTCTATTGAATTTCCCGTCAAGCTTAACTTATTTAAAATACTATGGGTTTCATTTTCACCTGACACAGTTTTATTACCGGTTAAAGTTTCCGTGATATTAACGGAGCTAATATTTTTATCACCTGTTAATGTTTCGGTGATATTAACGGAGCTAATATTTTTATCACCTGTTAATGTTTCGGTGATACTTTTTGCAGAGACATTTTTATTGTTTGTGATTGATTCTTCTTTTGATTCGCAGGATAAAAAATCTTTTCCGGAAAGTCTTGAATAATGAATTTCGCCCGTTATATCATTGTTATTAAATTCGCCGTTATTTACAATTTTTTCAACCGCGTTTAGAATTGTTCCGCTAAATTTACAATAGCTTCCGTTTTCTACAACGCCTTTTGGGACTTTAGCTTTAATATTGATGTTGTCAGCTAATACATAACTGGAATTAATTTCGAGACAGGTGTCACCTGAAATACTTGACATTTGATTAAATAAAATATTGTCTAAAACATAGGTTGCGTTTCCGGAAATAGTAATAGCTTTATACTCACCAGTCCCACAGACAACATTTTGAATTAACACTGACCCACTGTCTGAATTAGCCGTTATAAGGTTATAACCGTTTGTTACGTAAATGTTAGTAAGGTTACAGTCTATGCCTGTTAATGTAATAACGTCAACATTATTTACCTGCATACCAGAGTTGCTATCAAGTCTTAAATTGCTAACAGCTGTTTGATCACCAGAAATAGTCAATAGAGATGTCGTGGCGCCACCCTTTAAAACTAATTTAGTGTTATTATCTGAAAAGCCGAATAGAGTGACGCCAGATTTTAATGTTAAAGAACCTGTTAAATAATTTCCGCTGGGAAAATAAACCGTTTTTCCTCCATTATTGAAAGCATAATCTATACAACCTTGAATAGCCGCCGTATCATCAGTAACCCCATCACCCCCAGCCGCAACTATGTTATTTGGAGGGTTCTGCACGTTTAAGAAATAAAGATCTGCAAGCACTTCTTTAACAAGTTCTTCCAACCCTAACTGATCTAGCAACTCTTTTACCAACTCAATAATATAATCTGGCAATCCATTAATCGTATTTGCCATATCATTAATTGCGTTGGTCAGTAGGCACACCTGCTGATTATAACTTAATGCGTCACTAAACACTGTAGGCAGGGATTTCATGCACCAACACCTTAACAGCTCGATTGATTTAAAATTTGTATCATTATTTACCATTGATATCCTACCTCCCATATTCCTAAGAATAAATCTGATAAGTCGTTGATTATCATCATGTCAATATTAATAAGGCTTTCACGATATGCCGTTATCATAGATGCATAACTTTGTGTTCCTTGTTTACCTTTTACCGTCTCGATATAATCCTCGACATCATTAATAGTTGTATTATTGTTTGTAGTAACGTTTGTTGTATTATCCGTTGTTGTGTCTGTGTTTCCATTAAGAGTTGTAGTATCACCAGTTGTAGCAGCAGTTGTATCATTATCATTTGTCATTCTAGCGTTGCTTAGATATTCATCATTTGCAAGCCCCACCAACCCACCCTGAGGGGTTTCAGAATATTTATCAGTTCCAGCACGGGTAACGGTCTGATTCACATTGCCATCTGTTTTCGAGGTGTTATCCACAGCTGTTATTGACTGGCCTTCTTCGGTTGTCAGTACTTTTCCGTCCAGTTTTTGTGTACCTGTTTTGTTTGCTTGATGTTGTCTTGTTAAATCAACATCATAAATTGGATTAAACTTGTAGGTTTCGGTCTCATACATTTTGTTGTAGTACGGCATGATTTCATTTAATCTAGTATCCATTCTAAGCTTGAATAACCCGAGTGTTTCTTCACCGATCTCCCTTGTATAATAATGTTTGATGATTTTTGTTAACAACACGTTTCTGTATTGCTCATCAAAAACAGGGAAATTAAAGTCAAACAAAAGCGGAATGGCACTCGGAATAACGGTGTTTACAATACTTGTGTATCCTGCCGGTTCAGCTCTACCCACCAACCCTTCACAAACATATCCCAATGTCATAGTGACAGCACTCATTCTTCCACCTCCTCTATTGCTAATTCTTCGTCCACTTGAGTTTCCGTAGCGATTATCTGCTTGTATCTTACCTCCAAATTAAGACCTGGAAACATTGCATTGATTCTTTCACAAGCTATTTCTCGCTCCATCAATTTTGTATAACGCTGTGCTTCTACATCTCCCATACCACTTTTAACTTCTAGTGTATTAAGCCGCTCCCGCTTTTCGTCATTCGTGTTTCCTATTCCTAGATAAGTCATAGCTTCATTCCACACAAGACCTTTTAATACCTGTAATTTATCTGCAACGTATGGCGCCGATATGTCAATTGCATTTAATCCACTCAAATCCATCTGCTTATCTGCGAATATAAAAGGGTAGTTCCCTTCGTACTGTTTAAATAAGTTTATGATTGTAAGTCGCTGAGTTTCAGAGCACGTAATAATCTTAGGATTTTTCTGTAGCTTCACGTTGGTATCAATAGCACGCTGGATTTCGTACAGTCTCCAGGCATACATTTCTATATCCAACTGCGAATTAATATGCAAAGAGTTGTTAAATATAAGCACGCTGTTTTCGTTGCTTAATTCCATTTGGTACCCATTGCTCGCATACGCCCGCCTGTATATTGGTATTCTGTAAACATCCAACGGTCCCGATATCATACACTGTAATGTTAAGTAACCCATAACTTCGTCTTTAAAGAATACAGCCATCCCATCAGCAAACAATGCCAATTCCAGGAAACGTCTATCACATGTTGGAGGGAGATTAATCCACTCAAACTGACTGATAGCCAAATCCACCAATCGATTGTAGCACTGAATAAATGTCCAGTCATTGCATTTCTTTGCGTTCCAGAACTCAAGTGTGTTACCCGGAGCCATACTTCCCTTTTTGCTCATTAATTATCACCTCCTCCTGCTCTGTTATCTAAGCTATAGTTACCAACCTCTGAACCAGTTTTCCAAAATGTAACGCCGTCATCATAGATTCCGCGTAATCTCGCCATGTCATCTGCCGGAACGCTCCCTGTAAGGTTTGAATTAAGGGTTTTAACATAGTTCCAGTGTGGCCGTTGTGAACGGTTTGGGACTTTAACCTGGTGAGTTGCATAGCCATATACATTAAAGTATTGGTCAATTATTTTTGCAAATTCAGCCCGAACGTGGTAATTTAAAAAGTAAAAATCTTTAATACCAAATGCCACCTGTGCAGTGTTAGACTGAGAACCATGACTTTGTGGTGGTTGTGCTTGGATTACATTTAATCTAGCCAGTGTTCTTCCAGCATTTGTGGCGCCAGCTATTCCACCCACTAACCCAACTGGACCGCCTGCGGCAAGACCAGCCACAGCCCCCATTGCAGAGCCAAGCATATCTACAGCCGTGGACGAACCATTTTGTGCGAGCCACGCTTTGTATGTGTCTACCGTAAATGAGCACTGGGGAAAACCGCCGATAGTGATTGATTCGTTGTAGTTTGCTCCAACATTTTTGTATCCTAGTGGTGTAAGCATCCCTAAGGGGTTGGGAGACATATCCATGCCCAAATTAAAGGTGCATTTTGCGGTTTGAAAGTATTCATATTTGTATGTTGCTGAGTTACCCATTAAATTGGTGACATATAAAAAGCAATATGGATAGGTAAAAAGTTTATTATTCATTGGCACGTAACCGTCTATGGCTCCACGCTGTTTGTCACGTTCTATTACATGGTTTTTAGCTGGGGAACCCATAACTGTAGTAAAATCTGACGGCATCATGAATACTGACACGATAGCGTCCGCTTTGTTATTTGTGATAAGGTTATCAATGAACACAGCCACAGCTGGAAAATTTTCAAAGACGTGTAACCAACATCCAGAATAAATTCCACCGTAACCACCAGTGCTAGTACCAACATTGCCCTGTGCATCTACAGTGGCGGCAACAACAACCACGTAATTATCCATGTGCCCTGTTCTAAATGCTGTGTCATAGATATAATCGCCAAGTTCCAGATTTTCTTCTACTAAGTTTGCGCCTATTTCGTCAACGAGAATGTGTTCCCGTTCTACAAAGCACGGCTTGATGGTGTAGTCAAAGAACCAGGTCTGCATTACGTCCATTTCATAAGTGATTGTGGAGCAATTGTTTCCTTTATATTCTACCCCTGTTATAAAAGCATAGAACCACTTATTACCAAAGGACGCGTTTTGAAACATAATATAGTTGCAATCGTACAAGGATTCGGCGTTTATGCCAACATTAATTGTTTTATCAATTCTTTGATAGGTGTATTCGGTTAACGAAAACTTTGACAAACTAGCAAAATAGCTTGCTTGCTGCGCGGTTGTACTAAAGTAAATAGTGTTCCTGTAGGTGTTATCCAACGGAACGTTTTTAAGAATATGGATATTAGTATTTGGATTTACGTACATATGTCCATCCTTTCAATGTTTGTCTAGCGCGAAGCGCGTATTGCCCGAAGGGCATTGGCTTCCTTTTGACTTAAGAGGGGGATAAACCCCCTCTATATTATGCGGATACAGTAATGGTTGCTGTATCAGTTTTAGTGTTGTCAAAGGTGGAAGTTGCTGTAACTGTAAGTGTCTCACCAGTTTCAGTTTCTCCCACAACCAGATTGCCGTAGATATCAATCGTGGAATCAGTTCCACCTGTAACAGTCCATGTAACAGACTTAGGCGCGAAGTTTGTGGTAACAACCGTAGCAGACATTTTAACCAACTGACCCTTGTTAACAGTAGCTGTTTTAGGGCTAACTGTTACGCTTGTAACTGTAGGAGCACCGCCAATAAATACAGTATTGTTAACAAATGGCGAAACGCTGAACGTTTTCCATGTGTGATAGAAGTAATTCCAGTAAAGACCCTGACCATTGTAGTTTTCGGTGAAGTTGTAGAAGTTGTCGAACACCATAAACCAGTCACGGTCTACCATGACAGCCGGGATAGCGTCAAGGGCTGTTCTTTCTTCGGCCGTTAATGGGACGAAGTTAGGGTCATTAGCAAATAGTTCTGTAAGACGTGTGTTGTCGCTCGTGCTGAAACTGAACGTATCAACCAGGACACGATTGCCCATAAATTCGGCCTTATCCATATTAAACGCCGAAGCTAAAACCTCAACATCAATGACGGCGTTAAATTTAGCGTTCATAATGAGCATCTGGTCACGAGTGTCAGTGAAGGTTGTTACGCCTGTAAGATTGTACTGCGTGCTGGGGAACTGCCACACGCCGGAAACACCCTTAATGGTGGAAACAATCGTTTTGGCATTTTCTGCGGATACAGCCGCAATTTCAGTCACGTGCATTCTGCCGTCAAGCACGTTTCTGGCAATGAGATATTTCATAGTCAGGAACTCGTCATAGTTAGAGCCCGTGTACATTGCATCCACGATTTTTGCAATCAGGTCTGTAATACCCTGCCATGACAAAAACGCCTGTCTAAGCTGGTCATTACTGATCGTCTGCTTGTAAAACTTCTGGTAGTTCATAATGTGGAATGCCGCACGAACGTCCGGGATTTCACGCTTGAATACTTCGGATTCAGCCACAGCAGGGTCAAACTGATAAGGTTTGGCAATGTTAACAAAGATTTCCTCGACTGTCTCACCGAATTCCAGCAGACCCTTTTTCATTCCTGCCCAAGGGTTATAGAACATTTTAGAGGTAATCAGCACACGTCCAATCCTGTTCATCAAAGCAGTTAAGAACTCGTTTCTAAGCGGCTGTAAATCCATGATGACTGCACCAATCTGACGCAAGGATGTATCATCACCAGCTGTCAGTTCTGGCACATAGTTCTGATAGTTAGCTGACGCGTTATCGCGGATTGTGTTTAAAATCTGCGCGGCGGCCTTCTGCACATTAGTAGCGGACACATCAGGGTTTTCCGCACTGTACGCCGCAGCGGCGTTCATCTGAACATTTTTAAGTGTAATTTTTTCTGGTTTAACTGGCATAATTATTCTCCCTCTCTTTCTTCAAATAATGTTTCAAATGACCTCGTTTTTTCGTCATCCTTTACGTCTTCCTCTTGTTCCTCTTTTACTTCTTCACGGCTTCCGAAGAAACGCTCTCTATATCGTTTTCTCCATTCTCCATCCAGGGCCTCATATTTGCCCTTCCAATCTTCGCCGTCACCAGCGGCCCTTCTTTCAAGGTCGTCATACGTGTCGGTTACATCTTCGAGAAAAGATAACGCTTCATCCGAATCATCTTCTCCCAAGCGTTCCTTGATTCTCTCAAAGAACTTTTCTCTCTCAAGTATTGCCATGTTTCTCCCTCCTTTAAATAGTAGCGCCCTGATGGGCACGTAGGTTCTCGACCTTGCGGTCGGAACAAATTCTAAAATATTTTGTTATAATATATAAACGGCATTTTGTATGACCACTCACCGCCGTCTGGCGGGTTGGTCGGTGGGACATATTCATTTTTAAACCAGTCATACCAATACCTTGCATACTCTTGCCTTTTTGGCTGTTCAATTGTGCCAGGTCGCTCAAAGTTTTTCAGGAAACAATCTGCTAAGTATTCTGGTGTTTGTTCACTAACTTTAAATTCTCCGAATGATTCAGGGTATTGCGTTGTCGGTATCCATTGTCCAGACGGGATTGTCTGTGTGTCAATCCATTCCATCTGCCCTTCTCCGCTATCATGGGCGTAGCCGTTAGCGTCTGCCCAATCGGTATAGTTTGTTGATGGTGTCCACTGGACTAGTCCCCAGCCACCACCTGGCGTTAAGTCCTGCCATATTCCAGGGTTAAGCGTTGATTCTACCTGTTGATTTCCAAGTAGACCCGCTACGGCTTCGGCTGTCCAGCCCTTAGACATAAAATACGCAAATTGGATGGTTGCGTTGTTCTGCATTTCTCCAATCGACAAATAATAATTTCCCTTAATCCATTCATTTGTAGCACTGGTTTCCCACCGCCATAGTTCTAACCAGTTACCACGTGAATCGTTAGCATTAATAGATACCTGTTGTTCCAACGGCACATTCGCTGAGTGCGCGCCCATGGTTCGGGTGGTATCAAATACCATTTCAGTGTGGTTTGTTCTAATGACAATGTCACCTGGCAACCATGCAATGTCTGGCGCGTGTTTCGTGAATCCTACTTGTTTTAACACGCCAGCCATACTGCTTGTTGTAAAAGGCCAAGTGCCCCACACAGATACTAAGTCCCAACCGCCAGCAATTAACGCGTACCATATAAAAGACGAACAGTCATAGTATGTAATACCATTTACGGTTTGCTGGTTACGGTATGTTTGAGAGTATCCTACGTTTTCCTTCGCACAGGTTTCAATTGCCCAATTATAAGCTGGTTGTATAGCTGGCATGTAATTACCTCCAATTGTTAAGCATAGCGCGTTTAATAATAAACGGATAATTCCTTTCTGTTTGATCCAGATCAACCCTCCCATTGATTCCCGGTATCTTTCCAGATTCAGATTTCTGCCACAAAGTTACGGGCCGTCCTGGTAAATCTGCATATCTCGCGTACCACATGTCATACTTTTCCGCGACCTTACTTGCCTGATAGTACATTCGATAATATTCGTTGTTGGTATAAAACATTGCATAAAAATCATGTTCTTCCAGTGTACGACAAAATTCCTCAGTACAGTTAAGCACAAACTGCCGGCCAACGCGTACACCATTTCTGTTAGCATGTGCTACCGTGGCATACTCAAAGTCGTAAACGATTGGGTATTCGGGTTTGTGTTCCCCAATAAAATCAATCATGTATTCGGCTTCTTTTTTGGCCATTTCTGGATGTAATGCGTAGCTAAACCAATAAAGACCATACGGGATTCCTAATCTCTCACACTCAGATACATTTCTTCTGGCTTTAGCGTCAATGTTGTTTTTTCCAAAACCAGCTCGGATGATTGCAAAATCTACATTTGGTTTTACGTTGTCCCAGTCTATATTGCCCTGGTGACGCGAAACATCAATGCCATTAAACACCCCCATCACCCCCTAATCTGTCTAACAGCTTTGTTATTGCAATGGTGTTGTTGTTCAAAGCCTCGGACATTTTGTCAATTTCTTCCTTATGTTTGTTGTTGCTGTCGTAGATGTACCATAGCAGTATTAAAGCCATGGTAATTGGGAATCCCACTGAACTAATGACGCTTACGATATTTTCCATATTTCCCTCCTTTCTATCTTTTATTATATCACAAAAGTGTTGCAATTGCAACATATTTATGGTATAATATAAATGTAAATAAAGATATTCCAAAAGTGTGACTTTTGCAACATTTCCAAATAAAGGAGGTTAGTCGTGGCTTACTATGACGGCACAAAACTATTGTCCCTAAAAGATATTAACGGTAAAAACCCTGAATTGTTTTTAGTAACCACTAACCGTACGGGAGGTAAGACAACATGGTTTAACCGTTACTTCGTTAAAAAATTTAAAGCGGGTCAAGGAAAATTTTGTTTGATTTATAGATTCAATTACGAATTATCTGACGTGGCTGAAAAGTTTTTCAAGGATATTCATGGGTTATTTTATCCAGATGATTTTATGTCCAGTAAACCAATGGCTAAGGGAATATTCCATGAACTGTTTTTGAATGATGAGCCTTGCGGTTACGCTATTGCGCTTAACAACGCTGACGCGATAAAGAAATATAGCCACCTATTTAATGACGTGGAACGAATGCTGATGGATGAGTTTCAGAGTGAGACAGGTAAGTATTGTTCAGATGAGATTAGGAAATTGCTTTCTGTTCACACCAGTATTGCTAGGGGTAACGGTAAACAAATTCGTTATGTTCCAGTCTATATGTGCGGTAACACGGTTAGTTTGCTTAATCCGTATTACTCAGCTTTGGGAATTTCTACCAGACTAAAACGAGATACGAATTTCCTTAAGGGTGACGGCTATGTACTGGAACAAGGTTTTATACAGTCTGCTTCTGATGCGCAGTTAGAATCAGGATTTAACCGGGCTTTCTCGTCCAGTGACTACGTGGCTTACGCTTCACAGAACGTTTATCTTAACGATAATTATTCCTTCATTGAGCAACCAGAGGGCCGTGGACGATACATGTACACTATCAAATATCTTAACAAACACTATGCAATTTATGACTATGAGACTTTAGGAATTATGTACGTTACTGATAAATATGATGCTTCATATCCAACTAAACTGTCGCTCACCACTGATGACCATAGTATTAACTATGTTATGTTGGCTAAGAATGCTTTGATTATTAATAACTTTAGATTGTTGTTTAATAAAGGGTGCTTCAGATTCAAGAATCTGGAAAGTAAACAGATGGTTATACAGATGTTATCCTATTAAAAGGGTATCACCGTGGGTTATGTAGCATTGAACGCTGGTGGAATCCACGCTGTAAAAGGTGCCGCCAGGTTAAACGGTAATTGGAATGCCCCTTGTTACACCCCACGTAATGATATAAAAAGAGAGGATATTATATCCTCTCTTTTATTAATTCTTAATTATTTGCGCAAATAATCAAATATTAAAACAAATCGTCATATTTTATAGCTAGTGCAACTAGCACAAGTACTAACCAAAGTGGCATCTTTAATCCTCCTTAATCTTCTTGTGAACCTTGGGTCGCATGTCGTATCCTTTCTTTACAAGTAACACCCCTCCAGGCATTCTGATTGGTTTCAATCCCTCCTTTAATTTCAATCCTTCTCTAAACTCTTCAACTGTGTGTTCTTTGATAAATTCTTGTTTCGCGTCCTCTGACATTCCAGCACACCTAATTTGATAATAAGGTTCTACTGGTTCCCCGTCATTATGAGTGACATGCTCAATATACGTCTTTTGCCTAACAAAAATTGCTTCGTCCCAATAACTTTCGAGTTTCCACGCACAGAAATTTGTAGGATGAATCTTAATTCCCTTCGCGTCCTCAGGATTCCCGCTACAATGAATGGAATCCGTATCGCAATAAATGAAACCGTCCCTATCCGGTCCTTGATAATTAGCTTGTGCTGCATTGATTACAAACCTCCTCGCGTATGATGTAATTGCTGAACCTATCGCAATGTACCCCGGTTTCTTTTCGTGTTCCTCCACCAGTTCAAAACCCAACACGTTTTTCTTGTTGATGTACGGCACCTTATAACTAGACGAATCGTTCGCGGAGAATTTTCCGTAGAGATTATTAAGGTATAACTTTGCAAGTTCCCGTTCTGCACCTTGTGACGATTCCTTAATCTTCTTATATTTGTACATGTATTCATCAAATAGCCCAATCTCCGTTCTAAACCAACAGCCATCTAATACCTCTAAATCATAAACATCATAGTGCTGTAAAAATAACTCATAGTCTACACACGTCATAGTCATTGTTATCTGCGTGTCGTGTAGCTCGCCTTTACGAATGTAATAACGCTTATATGTTCCTGACGAATAATCGTAGATATCGGATGTTGTTAAATAATCAGTTCCGCTATACAGGAAGCTATTCTTTATCTGCACAGTAGGAAGCATGCCTTCCTTTATCTTAAATCTGCATTTAATTCTAACAAAATAATAACTTTGCCCTGGAAGGTTTGGAATATCACCTTGCCAAAATTTAGGCATTCCTACAGGGTATCGGTTCCCTGATTCAGATGACATATTTGATGGATATGAACTGTTAATGTCTGCCGTCCAGCCGTGCAAGTACTTTCTATTCTCTTTGCCTTTGGCCAGATAACAATATCCACCTCTGTAGCTGTGTCTGATGTATCTGTCTGCATTACATTCACCGTATATTTCCTCATCTATTTCCACCTCCGTTAAATCGGGGAAGAAATTTTTATAGTCTATTTTGTCATAGGTGGTCTTAAATTCATCTAAGCAACATGAACCTATAGTTAGCTTTTGATGGCCTCTCTCAAACATTATCTCAAGGGCTTCCTTGACTACCAGTACGTCATTCCGTATGTACTCTTTTTCTTCGTCTGTTATCACACATCCAGCATAGCGGAATCCTTCGTATTCCATGTCAAGCTTGCGGTGTTTCGTCTGGAATCCATTTCCTATTCGCTTAACTGAGAACGGCAACAACTTGTAAGAATCCCTAAATTCTATTACCATATTATGCATTTTAACTGTAATAGAATACCATGGCCCTCTGTCACTAATCGCGCACTTGAACTGTCTGTTTAGCATTTTACCTTCGGCTACACGGTTCCATTTATATCCGTTTCTTAACAGATAGTCTAATATAAAGTTTCCATCAAACTTTACATTATGAAAATAACAAATAATATTGGTTTTCTTATCATACATGTAATCTAAAAATTCTGGTAACGAGTGTAATATTTCGACATCATCATCCCATAACTTAACTACTGCTGCCGCCCATACTTCTGTAAATTGCTGCCCTTTATATACGGTTGTTTCAAAATCTGCCACGTAATACTCATAGTTTCGCGTCCGCACATCCTGTTAATCCCCTTCCGTCCAATCCTCTAATTGCTCTAATTCCTCAAACATTTCCTCACGTGATTCTCTATTGATTGCCATCAGGTCTGTTATTGCAGTTAATTTACCACGCAACAATTCTTCGTCTGATATGCATTCCCAGCCAGGCCAGTCACCGGATTCTTTTGTTTGCTGTAGGACTTCCGCTAGTTCTTCGTCACCATACTTAAATCTGGATGCTGTGAACCATGCAGTTATGTAATTAAATAGTTTGGGAATACGACCAAATATTTCTGTCATTTCCATAGTAAACACTATTAGTACTTGTTGGTCAAACTGAACTACTTCCACATCATATACAGTCTTTCCGTTTCTATCCTGATAGCCTTTTGTCTTATCCTGCGTTGGAATTTTTGATGTTTCACCTGAAACATTTTTACGCATATTTCTTCGTGTTTGCGCTGCTCTCTGTGTTCGTTGTTTGTTCTCTATTAGTTGACCTTGTTTACCAGTTAAAATTTCACCTGTTTCGATATCAATAAATCTGGATTCTTTGTACAGCTTTTCGGTGGTTAGCTTCTTAAGCCTACGCACACTGGCTTCGGTGATTTTCTTTGGAATTTTAGGGAGTAATTCAGGTACGTCATATCCTCGATTAGTCATTCGGTTAATCTGACGTTGTATTCTTTGTCTTTCTCTACGGTATGCCTGTTTTACGTCAGACAGTTGCTTATTCTGAACACCTGTTAACTTAGGTTTTCTCTTAGCCATAACCGCTCCTTTCTGTAAAAAGAAAGGGGCATATGCCCCAATCTTTATACTTTAGAATAACACTTGTTCCGGCCGATAGGCCGAGAACCTGCGCGCCCATCAGGGCGCTACATTACTACATTGCGACATTGCTAAACAGCAATCTACATAATCCTTATTTGCTTTAGTCACGCCTGACATCTTCTTGATGGGGAATGGTTCATCCTCAAAGAGGTCTGCCATCCGTGTGAAACTCCTCTTGAATGTCGCTGACTGACACGTCCATACTGTGCCGTCTTCTCCTAAGACTGAAAGCAGTTCGTGGTTCTCACCCTTGTAGTCGACATCTTCGTAAAGAAGATAGCCACTTACTGGGAGGATGGTTCCATCTGGAACATCCTTCACACTTACTGTGCCCTGGTCCTGCGTCATCTTGTATACTTCTATCTTGTTAAACTCTCTGCTTGCTTTAATGATTGTCATAATTTAATCTCCTTTTCTTGTTTGGTTGTTGGCATTGGTTAGTTTGCTTTCTTCTGCTGGGACTTTGGGCGTTCTACTTCGTGCGCAAGTTCCATAAATTCGGTAATCTCAAGGCCGTATACTTTCTCTTCCAGCACAGTATCTACAACCACTGATGGGTGATACTCGGGGTCTTCGTTGTGTTTGACGGCCAGTCTTAAGGCCTTATCTAGGGCTAAAATTGATCCGGGAATTACATAGGTTCTGTTCTCTGCTTCACCTGTGGTTTCGTTAACCCCCAGTGTGGTTACCTTTGTGGAATTGATGGTTCTTGTGATTAATTTCTCTTTCATGTCTTGTTCTCCTTTTCGTTTTAGTTTGACGTTTTATTCATGATGGTTGTCTAGCGCTACGCGCGTATAACGCGAAGCGTTTTGACTTGGATTGATAGTTACTGTATGTTAACCGGTTGTTGTATTTTTCAGCGTAGTGAGGGCTACTTTGAATTATTAGTTAGTTACCGGTTGACAACGTTGTATAAATGTGAGGGATAGCAGTTCAGTTTCACCTATCATTAGCCTAGCATCAATTGATTGTAGTGATGTGCCTGATACTTCAGAAAACTCCGCTATCATAATACAACTAGGCGACTTAAACGCAAACTTCACAAACGGTGATGACCCTGGTGTTACTCTCTCAACTTCTGTGGCCTCGCCATATGCGAATTGCTCGTACATTTCTCTTAGCACTGCTTCACCTCCTATCTTGATGTTATTGCTTTTCCATCTATTAATATCATAACATGTAAATATGAACAAAGTATGAACAAATTCTTAATATTCGTTCTCGTTGTTTATTTGGTCTGTGAGAGATATTAAAACGTCTAAATCCTCACACCTTCGCAACATCTTGTGTTCTAGGGTGTAATACATGGTGTCGTGCTCTCTGTGGACTTCTGTACTGAATAAATAAAAATAGTTTTTTCCACTACAGGTAAAAATTCTATGTGAATCAAAACGCACTTCTAATAAAAATTGCTGAAAGATAATCACCATTAAATCATTGCTTAGATAGTGCGGGTTTTTGTTTCCGTATGGGTATAATATCATGATTCCTCCTCCTTTTCTAGCAAAAATCACACGATTTTCGTCAAATAGTGAAACATTATAATCTCCATAACGTTAAGTTTTTTCAATTTATTTATACACTCAGCTAACGTAATTAATACTTGTAAATCGTTGCAATTGTTAATATCTTTTGTGTCAATATTGTAGGTCAATTCCCATCCGTAATTTGTTAGTACAGTTTTAAATGAGTATGTTCGCTCACTTCCCTCAATTCGATAGGTTTCTGATTTGTCGAATGTGATTTCCTTTAAGTATTCCTTAAAGACTATGAGCATGAGTTGTTCATCCATTTGGTATGTTGCCTGTTTGCTTGCTTGAATTGATATCATGATTCTACCTCCTTGCGTTGTGAGAAACAAACGGGCGGTATTAATGTTACACAATTTGAAGCAAATCCTACTACCTCGTAGCCTGCGTACATGCTTAATACTTTATAGGCTTTAAGTTCTTTGTTCTGATTAACTGCTCCTACGTTAATCTTTAATAGGGTTGACTTTTCCCAATCATTGTTTGTGTAGTATAAATCACTGAATGTCATGTTGTTCCTCCTTATTTGTTGTTATTGTCTCT